GAAGCCAAGGCCCGCGCCATGCGGTATCCTATGGGCAGGCGTTAGCCAGCATTCACTGGGCGCCAGCCCCAACAGACACGAGGAGCGCCCATGTGGCCATTTGACAGAAAGAAGACCAAGCAGAAGGCCGCCAACAAGGTGGCTGCTGCCGATCGCGCCGAGGAGCAGGAAAAGGCCCGCAAGCTCGCCATGCGCCGCGCTGTGATGAAGTCCATGGAGCGACGCGCCAGTGACAGCGCCAAGAAGTGGGCTCCCCCCCAGCTCATGCCCGGAGTAGTCCCTGCCGGCACCACCCCAGCCGTGGCCATGGATTCCCTCTGCGGCCCAACCTACCAGTTTCTCAACTCGGCGGCGGGCGGTCTCTATGCTGCGAATATTCAGCCATTCCCCGGATACCAGAACCTGGCGGCGCTGGCCACTCGTCCGGAGTACCGGGCGTTTGCGTCCACGCTGAGCACCGAGCTCACCCGCGAGGGCATTGAGATAACCAGCAAGGACAGGACTAAGGCCAAGGAGATGGCCGGCAAGATCAAGGAGCTGGAGGAGGCTTGTGAGTATTAAGGCGTCATGGGGATCATCCAGAAGGCTGCCGAGCATGACTGCTTCTTCGGCCGTGGCCAGATCTCAATAAACATCAAAGGGGCTGACGTTTCAGTGCCGCTGATACTGGATCCCCGCACCATCAAGAAAGGCAGCCTGACCGGCTTCTCTAACATAGAGCCGATGTGGACCAGCCCCAGCGCCTACAACGCGCTCGACCCGACAGCGCCCGACTTCTACAAGCCCAGCACCTGGTGGGTATTGGGACGGGATATGCACGCCTCGCGCCTGCTGACCATTATCACCCGCCCGCTGCCGGACATGCTCAAGCCGGCATATAACTTCTCTGGTATATCAATGTCCCAGCTGGCACAGCCCTACGTTGAGAACTGGCTGCGCACCCGGCAATCCGTCAGCGATCTGATAGACAAGTTTAGCAAGACGTTCTTGGCGACAAATATGGCGCAGACTCTATCAGGCAATGATGGTAGCGACCTTTTTGATCGGGTTGAGATATTTGTCAACATGCAGTCAAACACCGGAATGGGAGTGCTCGACAAAGAGACCGAGGACATCGTCCAGGTCAACACACCGCTTTCTGGCCTGGCTGACCTGCAAAGCCAGTCTCAGGAACACATGTGCTCGGTATCGAAGATCCCGGCAATCAAGCTCACCGGCATCAGCCCGTCCGGCCTGAACGCGAGCAGCGATGGGGAGATCCGATCCTTCTATGATGACATCAGCTCCGTGCAGCAGTCTTACTACTTCAGCCCACTGGACACCATGCTGAAGGTCATTCAGCTCAGCAAGTGGGGCGAGATTGACGACGCGGTCACCTTCAAGTTCAAGTCACTTTGGCAGACCAGCGCCAAGGAGGAGAGTGAGATCCGCTTCAACAAGGCCCAGGAGGCGCAGATCTACATTACCAACAGTGTCATTGACCCGAGCGAGGCACGCCAGCAGCTGTCAGACGACCCTGACTCAGGCTGGGATAACATCGACGGCGATCTGGAGATTGTGCAGCCAGGGGTGTTTGATGATGAAGGCGGCTACCCTGATGTGCCGGGGCCGGATGTGGTGCCGGGCGAGGAGTAACAAAAAAGCCCCCAATAGGGGGCTTTTTTTATGGCCGACTTACAAAGTCAAATTTCTCTATGTAATAACCATCCTCGGTGAGGTTGGTGAGTATGTGGTTTCTCCCGCGCTCTGTGAATCCCGTAACTATGCACTCCATTCCGTGGTATTTTTCGTCTTCTTTGAACATCTCCACCCCTACGCAGTCGCATTCAAAGTCATCGCACTCACATCCATTGCACACCATCAAACACTTAATATTGTCGCCAACTTTTAGATCCTTCCAGTTTTTGATATTCATGATTAACTCCTGCTTGTTTGGTAGGATTAAAGCATACCACGCTGCGCAATTAACACAAGACAACTTGAGCGATAAATCATGCCAAGCAAGCAAAAACCCAAAACAGCCCGCGCCATCCACGCAAATCGCGGGGTTGAGGCCAAATACCGAAAGGCGCTTGAGGGGCTCATCAAGGAGATGGGTAATTCCGCAGAATACTGGCTGACCGCCCAGTACCGGCAGGAACCCCCGATGATAGCTGAGGACGCCCTCCCCGCCGCCGAGATGGCCGCCAGGGTGCTCGAGGTATCCAAGCTGTGGATTGCCAAGTTCAACGACATGGCCGACGACATAGCCAAGAGGTTCACGACCGGAAGCATCAAGGCCACTGACAACTCATTCCAGAATGCGCTCAAGGATGCAGGCTGGGCAGTTGAATTCAAGATGACGCGGGCCATGCAGGATGTGGCCAAGGCGGCAGTGATGGAGAATGTGGCGCTCATCAGATCCATCCCGCAGCAATACTTTACCGATGTGGAGGGTATCGTGATGCGCGGGTATAGCCGAGGGCGAGACCTGCAGGAGATAACCACCGAGCTGCAATCCCGATACGGCATCACCCAGCGGCGGGCGGTGCTGATTGCGCGTGACCAGTCAAACAAACTCAACGCCGTGACCACCCAGGCGCGCCGCCAGGAGCTTGGTATCACCGAGGCAATATGGCAGCACTCGCACGGCGGCAAGGAGCCCAGAAAGTCACACGTTGCGGCTGACGGGCGGAAGTTCGAGATCGCGAAGGGGTGCCTGATTGATGGCAAGAGGATCCTACCAGGCGAGGAAATCAACTGCAGATGCGTGAGCAAGAGCGTGCTGCCGTTTTGACTCCGAATGGCGCAAAGAAAAGGCCCCGAGATGGGGCCTTGCTTTATTCATCGATCTCTACGCCTAGCAATCTTATCGCGGCATAGTGAGCGTCCGCATTCTCATCATCAGACCACTCGAATGCATTTTCGAACGGAAGATTTCCAACGGCCCACTTTAGCGATTCACGCAACCGCTCAACCTCCGCAACAAGCTCGTCGTGGCTGTTGATGGCGTGGGCTATGTAGTCACCATCTGAAAAAATATCGGCATAATAACTTTCATCATCAATAAGCATTTGCCTCTCACAGGACTCTTCCTGCCTGACAGAGCCACTGAATCGATCCTTCATCTTCAAATATTCTTTCATGCTATCACCTTGTTGTTATGGGCGGCGGATGAAAATGAAATCAGCACCCCAGTCAGACTCTTCACCAATTCGGGCGCGGATGCAGTGTTCATATTTATAGTTATTGCTCTCCAGCCCAGTTACAACGGCCTCGTTACCTTCGAAGTCATTATCCCACGTATCGCCAACACACTGAATCACATCGCCAACCCGCAAATCCTGCCAATCGGTAATCACCAGCTCAGGCTCTTGCTTGGCCTCCACCAGCGGAGTGATAGCAAATCCAATTGATGCAATGGCCGCTTCAAGTTCTGATAGGGCCGCGTCAGAATCCATGTTGGCCTTGTCTGCTTCATCCTGCTTTCGGTTGGCGAAGTCAAGCTTATTGCGGTAGTCGGAGGCCAGTGACTCTATTGATGGCGCGTAAATCTTGGCTAGCTTTGCGCGTTGCTCTGGCGACTCACGATATTCCATGGCTTCCAGCTCTTCCTTGGCGGCAAGGTTTGTTTCGTCATCACCGACAGCGGTTGACTTCGCCCGCTCCTGCTTGTGCAGACGGTAGGCGGTGATTCTTGATGGGCCATCGGTATCCCAGTCAAATCGACAAGATGAGTAGGTTAGCTCACGACCATCTTGAAGCTTAACGTCGATCATCTTATTGAAACATCCAGACGGGCACTCAGTGCCATCAAACTCAATCCACCCATCAGCATCCGGCGCTGGGTAAAGGTGGAAGTATTCGGCGCGGGATAGGATGCACCTGTGGAGGTTGTTTATTTTATTAGCCAGGAACCACTCCCCGAGCGCTCCATTCCACCAATACCTAGCTACTGAATCCCATTCGGGCTTTATTTGATACCCGCCAACGCTACCGTCGCCGTCCTGCGCCGCAAACTCACCATCCTGCCACCCGCCATTCTCGCTTATGATGCGGGCCAGTTCTTGCTTTGATTTGCTGATTTTCATTGTTGTTGCTCCTGTGCATGCTCGCCCATGTAAAAAACTGAATTAATGACCGGAAGTCCATCAAGGTCGAAAGCCTCCTTTATGAAGCTCATGACGCTTTCCGTGTCTTTTGATGAGATCCATGCTGCGTCAAGGTATATGTGTTTGTGCCCGCGACGAGCGCCCTGCTCCCAGCTAACGAGGTATCGGTGCATTGCCATTATGTATTTATCTCCTGTGTAATTAACGCAAGAATCATAGCGCAATAAATACACTCTGCCAACCCTGATTGCAATAAAATCAACAAAGCCCTATCATTATCCCAGTTCATGAAACGTGGTCCAGACGATGCCAAATCCAAACTTGATGGCCTTTGACCGGCAATCCGCTCGCAGCATTGACGCTGACGGGCGCCTGCACGTTTCCAAGACCAACATCAGCAAGGCGAACGTCTGCCCGTACTTCGGGCGAGAAATCCCGAGCTGGCAGGAGCTGGGGCTTGATGCGGACAGGGTTTATCGCTTGTACCGCGACCCCGAAGAGCTCGCCAAGGGCGCCAGCACGTTCAACAACCTGCCCATCCTGAACAAGCACATTCGCGTTACGGTTGAGAAGCCTGAAAAGGAAAGCATTGTCGGATCCATTGGGTCGGACGTTTCTCTTGGCGACCCGTATCTGCAGGCCTCCCTCTGCGTTTGGGATGAGGCTGCAATCGCTGGCATCGAGGCCAAGAAGCAAATCGAGCTATCAGCAGCCTACTACTACCGCGCAGACATGACCCCCGGCACCGCGCCAGATGGCGAGGCGTTCGATGGCGTGATGCGCGACATCAAAGGCAATCACCTGGCGCTTGTGGAGGCTGGCCGCGCCGGGCCAGATGTATACGTGGCCGACTCCAATCCGTTCGCAAAGAACACCACCAAACCAAAGGAAACCCCCGCCATGAAAATGACCGGACTGGGCAAAGCCCTGTTTGTCTCCCTTCGCGGCCTATCCCCAACGATCGCTCAAGATTCCGCATTCGCGGCCTTGGTGGGGGAAGCCAAAAAGGAAACCTTCAAGAAGGCAACCGTGCTGAAAGGCCTGCTCACCATGGACTCCGAGATCGACGCCGAGAAGGCCGACGAGATCATTGACGCCGTTATCGGCGTTGAAGAGTCCCCCGAGGCCGTCGAGCTGGATCGCGAACTGGGCCAGGACGAGCCCGACCTGATGGGCTTCCTGGCTGGCAAGCTGTCGCCTGAAGATCTGGAAGCCGTCAAGGGCATGATGAACCCAGCCAAGGATGCCGAACCCGGCATGAAGCCGGAAGCCGTCGAAGAGAAGGTGACCGCCGCCATGGACTCCATGCGCGTCGAGTTCCGTCAGCTGGAACAAGCCAAAGTCGATGTACGCGCCGTGGTCGGTGATGTGATCGGCATGGACAGCGCCGAGGAAGTGTACCGCTTCGCCCTGGGCAAGATGGGCCACGACCACAAAGACATGCCGGCAGCCGGCCTGCGCACCATGTTCAACGCAGTGAAGGACGTTAAGGCATCCCGCCCGGCGCCCCGCATTGCCGAGGATTCCGCCGCCACTGTGCAGCAATTCAACCTTGGCCGCTTCGGTCAGGCATAAGGAGCCTAAAAAATGGGTTTTCAAACTACCGTAAACCTCCAGCAGGCTCCTGCCGTCGCTGGTGACTTTGCCACCGCCAACCCTCGCGCATCCTTCCCGGCTGGCGAAGGCCAATATGTGGCCGGATCCGCTGGCGTTACCGTTGGCCGCTTTGCATGGATCGATGCCACCACCGGCCTGGTGTCTAATACCGGCACCGGCAAGCCTGATGGCTTCGTCCACCGCGAACAGCAGGCGCTGATCTCCGTCTATCTGGCAGAAGCCAGTAACGTGGTTCCGCAGGGCTTCCCTGTCACCGTCATGCGCACTGGTGACTACTGGGCAACCGCTACCGTTGCGGCCGCAGTGAAAGGCAATAAGGTTTTTGCCAAGCTGACTGACGGCACCGTCCAAGCTGGCGCGGCTGGTGCGACCATCGCCGGTTTCATCGAGACCGATTTCGTCATCACCCAAGGCTGCGCTCTGAATGAGCTGGCTGTGATCACCCTGTAAGGAGCGGCCATCATGCCCCAAGTAATTGATTTCCGCGAGCTTGAGCGCCGCGCCGGTATCCACTTCATGGGCCAGCAGCCCATGGCGATGGATAACACGCTGAGCTACGATTTCAACCTCGCCATGGACGCCCAGCCTGGCCTGGTAACTGTCAGCAACTCCGGCATCCCGGCTTTCCTGACCACCTACATCGACCCGAAAATGATCGAGGTACTGGTTGCCCCGATCAAGGCAGCCGAGGCTGTCGGCTCCGAGGTGAAGAAGGGCGACTGGATCACGGAAACCGCGATGTTCCCTGTCGTGGAATCCACCGGCCAGACTGCGGCCTATGGTGACTACAGCAACTCCGGCTCCACCGGCGTGAACACCAACTTCCCGCAGCGCCAAAGTTGCCACTACCAGACCGTTTCCCAGTGGGGCGAGAAGGAGCTGGAACGCGCAGGCGCGGCCCGTATCGACTGGGCAAGCCGCGTTGGGATCGCCTCTGTGCTGACCCTGAACAAGTTCCAGAACAAGACCTACCTGTTTGGTGTGGCTGGTTTGCAGAACTACGGCATGCTGAACGATCCGGCCCTCCCCGCCAACCTGACCCCTGGCACCAAGGCGGCTGGCGGAACCACCTGGTCCACCGCCGCAGGCAAGCCCAACGCAACCGCGCTGGAAGTGCTGGCAGACATCCAGGCCATGTTCTGGAACCTGCAAGTGCGCCTAAATGGTAACGTGGACACAGACAGCCGCATGACGCTGATCTCCTCTCCGTCTGCCGCCGTGGCCAAGACCTTCGTCAACGAGTTCGGCCTGAACGTTGAGGACTACCTCAAGCAGGCGTACCCGAACTTAACCTGGAAGACCGTGCCGGAGTACAAGACCGGTTCCGGCGAACAGGTTCAGCTGGTTGTTGACGAGATCGAAGGTCAGCGTACCTGGGACTGCTGCTTCACCGAGAAGATGCGCGCCCACCCGGTGGTTGTCGAGATGTCCGCCTTCAAGCAGAAAAAAAGCCAAGGCACCTGGGGCACCGTGCTGTACCGCCCTGCCGCCGTGCAGGGGATGCTCGGGGTTTGATGCTGTGCTAAGATGGGGGCGAAAGCCCCCTCTTTTGTGGAGATGATGATGGGTGAGAGGAACGTACTGACCGTAGAGGTGAAGGCGACAGAACTTCCGCTGGTTCAGCAACTTATTGAGGCGTTGCGGGATGATTTCGACAACCTTCCTGCTGGTGTGAAACAAGCAGTGAATGCAATTCTGCACAAGGATTGCGAATAGATGAGAAATTTCCGCATTGGTGATGCTGTGCGCCTTGTGTCTGGCTCCCCAGCCATGACGGTAAATGGACCATCGAACAGGCTTGGCCATGACAGGGCCACTCTACATTGCCGGAAGATTGACTGTGTATGGTTTGTCGATGGCGCCATGCATACCGGAACATTTGACGCTGACGCGCTGACGATTGACGAAAAAGGATCAAAACAATGAGCAAAGTTACTGTGGGCTGCCGCCTTCCGACCGGCATTATTCTGCGACTGGCAGATGACCAGGGTAATGAAACCCAAGTCGAGTTGAAGGGCCAAAACGCCGACATGAACGGCGCGATCTTCATTCAGCCGACCCACTGCGGCTATACCGAAGTGGACAAAGATTTCTGGGATGCGTGGGTTGTCAAGCATGCCGATTTCCCCGCCGTCGCCAATGGCGCGATCTTCGCTGAGACCACCGAGTCAAAAACCCGCGCTGCGGCCAAGGAGCGCGTGAGAGAAAAGACCGGCCTTGAGGGCGTGTCACCTGATGGCAATGGCGTGACCAAGGCTGAGGATTAACCCATGGCGGCCGTCGTCTTTGACCCGGTCGCCTTCAAGGCGGCTTATCCTGAATTCAGCGCGGTGCCAGATGCCACGCTGAATGGTTATTTCGTGCGGTCGCAGTTGTTCCTTGCCAACCAGGATTGCCCGGTGCCGGACGAGGATAAGCGCCTGCTGCTGTTCTGGCTGCTGGTGGCGCACATTGCCCAGCTGGCCGGAGTACTGAACCCGGGCGGCATCCCGGGCCCTGTTGGGCGCACATCCAGCGCCACCGAGGGTAGTGTCAGCGTTTCGTTGGAATTTAATGCCACCATGGGCGCCAGCTGGTTTGTGCAGACATCCTATGGTGCGGCTTTTTGGGCTGCGACCGCCTACCTGAGATCATTCCGTTACGTGGCAAGGCCGACGAGGTATTGATGGCAACCCTAAGCGGCGGTGACAAGCTAGCCAAGGTACTGGCCGATATTGGCGGCAAGGCACAAGGATCCGTCGATGTCGGCTTCATGTCTGGTGCAACCTATCCGGATGGGACCCCGGTTGCGCAAGTTGCATTCTGGAATGAGTTTGGCCACGGAGGACGCTTTCCCGCCCCTCCTCGTCCATTCTTCCGCAACATGATCAATGACAAGTCTGGCGAATGGCCAAAGCGCCTCGGTGACGCAATCAAGCATTACGAGGGAGATGGACGTAAAGCGCTTGCCGGAATGGGTGAGGCGATCAGTGATGATCTGGCCGAAAGTATCATCAATACCAACGAGCCAGCACTGTCCAAAACCACTCTGATGCTGCGCTCTATCTACGGCAATAACCCGCAAGAGATCCGAGCGCGTGACGTACTGGCAGCGCAAGAGCTTGTCGAAGAAGGGTTTCAAGGTGCTGGCGGCAGTCAGGCCAAGCCACTGGTATGGACCGGTCACATGCTCAACAGCATCACTTACGAGGTGAAGGAATGAACCTGCGCGCCATAGCCAACGCAGCCACGCAATCCATCAATCCCAACACGCCGGTCACCGTCAAGGTGTCAAGCGGCTACACTATCGATCCAGCCACCCGCCGCCAAGTGCCCGCCTACACCGTCGAGACGGGTCAAGCCAATATCCAGGCGCTGGACGGGAAAGATCTCAAGCAGCTGGACGGACTGAACATCCAAGGAACCATCCGCGCCGCCTACCTGTACGGCAACCTGGCCGGGGTGGTGCGCCCCGATAGCAAGGGCGGCGATCTGGTAGAGTTCAACAGCCAAAGCTGGCTTGTCGTTAAGGTGCTGGAGACTTGGCCGGACTGGTGCAAGGTGGCTATCGTCTATCAAGGGGCAATCCAATGAGCCTATTTCAGTGTGAAAATTGCGGATGCCGTGAAAATACGGCGCTGTCTGCGCAAGGCTTTTCCATGATGTCGCACCTGTTCGACTGGTCCTATAGTCCGGATTTAAAGGGGAAGCTGCTGTGTAGCGCGTGTGGGCCTGCGCACTATAAGGACGGAAGCCCGACTAAATATGGTAAGTGGCATAACCAGTTCCCGAGAACATTCCTACCGAAGGGGATGTTTTTCACTAACAGGGTAGGCAACTTGGAGCACAAAGAGACCGGCAGCGATCGCATAATGCAGTACGCTATTGAGGCTCCATCAGCATGAGCGCCATGCCAAGCATCACCATCGACAACGTGATCGCCGCGCTGGCGGATTTTCTGGATCCGCTGATGCCAGCAGGGACGCAGATCGTCCGTGCCCAAGTCAACCGTGTCGCCATGCCGGAGCCGCCGTGCATCGTGTTGACCGAGATGGGGCAGTATGACCTTGCCACCACTCGCAACACCTACGACATGGTGACTGGCGCAGACTTCCGGCGCTCAACTCGCATTGACGTGCAGATCGACTTTTACGACGGCCAAGCTGGTGAGATGTGCAACACGGCAAAGACCCTGCTTCGCAGCTCCTACGGCCCGGATAACTTCCCGGACAACATCAAGCCGCTGTACTGCTCCGACGGCATTCAGGCCCCGCTCATTACCGGCGAGGAACAGTACGAGGCCCGTTGGACGATAACCGCCTCAATGCAGTACAATCCAGTCATCAACGTGGCTGCCGAGCAGTTCGATGCCGTTGGTGAAACATCGGTGATCGCAGCCGATTTACTCAACCCCGTGTAAGGAGAAGGCAATGCCTATCCCAGTCAGTCAAATCGTGACGGTCAATCCCGCAGTAGTGGGGACAGGCGGCAATCCGCTTTCTCTGAACGCTGTGTTTTTGGATGATGGCCTGACCACCCCAGTGTCCAGTCTGCTGAGCTTTCCTGATCTGGATAGCGTCGGCGAATATTACGGGTTCAACTCCGCCCAGTATTCGCTGGCCGGTTTCTACTTTAACGGCCCGGACAACAGTTTCAAGAAGCCCGGGACACTATTCTTCGGCGGATACGCTGCCCTGGATCGCGCCGCCTGGCTGCGTGGCCAAGTGCTGGCGCTCACCCTTGAGCAGATCAAGGCCATCACAGGCACACTGACGGTGACTATCGACGGCACAGCCTTCACTGATGCCAGTGTTGACCTGTCCACTGCTACCAGCTTCACCAATGCCGCCACACTGCTGACCACCGGCCTCGCGCTCACCGGTTCCGCCGCTGTGACTTGGGACACCACTGCTTCCCGCTTCGTTGTCACCTCCGGCACCACTGGCGCGACCTCAACCATCACCCAGGCAACAGGCACCGCCGCCGAGCCGCTGGGCCTGTCTGCTGGCATCCTGTCTCAGGGGGCGGATGCGGACACCCCGGCCACCGCCATGGCGCGCATCAAGGATCAGTCCTACAACTGGGCCAGCTTCACGACCGTGTTTGAGTGCGACCTGGCCGAGCATGAAGGTTTTGCGCAGTGGGTCAATACCCAGAACAAGGGCTATGCCTACATCGCGTGGGACAATGATGCCGGTTACAAGACCACCAACAACGCCGCTGTGTTCGGCTCCATCGTGTACGCCTTGAACTACGACGGCACCCTGGTGATCTACGGTGATGCCGAGCACGCCGCCGCCGCTTGCGGGTGGGCTGGCTCTATCGACTGGCAGGCCGTCAACGGGCGCAGCACTCTGGCCTTCCGCCAGTTCTCTGGCCTGGCTCCCTCTATCGCCAGCCTGGCGGACGCCACTGCCGTGCTGTCCAACAACGCCAGCTACTACGGCGCCTACGTGGATCGCGGCGAGGGCAACGAGTACAGCATCATGTACGACGGCCAGATGAACGGATCCAGCTTCAAGTGGGTCGATAGCTTCATGGCCCAACTGTATCTGAATGCCCAGCTTCGCCTGGCCATCTTCAACGGACTGCTGTCGGTGAACTCGGCCCCCTACAACGCGCTGGGCGATACTCTGTTGCGCTCATGGTGCCAAGACCCTATCACCGAGGCGCTGAACAACGGCAGCATTCGCACCGGCGTGTTGTTGAGCAACTCGCAGAAAGCGACCATCGCCCAGCAGGCTGGCTTGGATATCAGCTCCGACCTGCAAAGCAAGGGCTACTATCTGCAGATCCTGCCGGCAACCGCCCAGGTGCGCGGCCAGCGCAAGAGCCCGCCCGTCAAGCTGTGGTACATGGATGGCGGTTCTATCCAGCAAATCACCCTGGCGTCAATCGCCGTACTTTAAGGAGAGACGACCATGGCTCGTACTATT